GTGGGCCATGTACAGGTAGCCTTTGTATATACAGGCGACGGGGTGGCTCACAGCATATACCCCACCAGCACCACGGCCGTCAGCAGGCAGGCGATCACCAGCAGGACTGCCATGGCGGCGCCTGAAACGATCTCGCCAATGTCTTGCCAGACAGGCTCGACCTCGGCCCCAGGCTCTGGCAGTTCAGCGGTGTTGAAGTGGCAGTCCATGGCGCAATTGTGTGGCTGTGGGCAGGGCTGGCGCAGCCCATCGCAATATCGGGTGAAACTCATAATTCGACCTTTAGAGTAAGAACAAAAACACGATCATGGCTGTGGCCAGGCCCATGCCGAACAGCACCAGCTTGATGGCCGGCTGCGCATTGCGGATGCGCATGCGCAGTGTGTCCGGCTCCATCGTGATCACGCGACCACCTCGATGCGGCCGTCGCGCCAGGTGCGCCGGTCCATCATCACGCTGGGCAGGTTGAACGCATCCATGGCGCCAGGCCGGCCATCGAACGGCTGCAACTCGCGGCCGGTGTAGAACTCTTTGACCATGCTGTTCACGGTGGTGCGCGGTGCTGCGACCACAGGCTTGCGTGGTTTGGTGCGCTCGCTGTTGGCGCTGATCAAGGCGTTGCGGCCTTTGGGCGTGATCTCCATGAACTTGTCGTGGTTCAGGCCGACCATGTGCATATACCTGGTGCGCTTCAGCGCCTCGGGTGTCTCATGGGTGCCCAGGTTGAAAAGCTCGGCCTGGGACATGGCGCCGAAGTCGCGCAGGGTTTGCAGAACCCACCAGTCGGCGGTGCCGTGTTTGATGCGGGTCGGGGTGGTCATGCTGTCACCACCAGAATGACGGCGGCGGCGATGGCCACGATGGCGCTACCGATCAGGACCACGCGGTCCTGCCAGTCGTAGCGGCGTGTCTCGCTTGCGTAAATGGCTTGGCCCCATGGCTGGAAAACTGCGTCTTCCATGGTGCGGGGTGTGGTGAAGTGGCTGGGTTTCATTTGATGCTTTCGGTTGTTGAACAGCACCGCGCTGTCCATGTCCTGAATAATACGCCAAATTATTTGGCTGAAACTCAGGACAAACCCTAACGTCGCGTAATCGCAACAGCATCAGCGCCAGAACGGGCGATGCCTGCGAACCCACCGGCGCGCAGCACCTGGGCGATAAAGTTCAGCTGGTGCGGGGTTGGCTTGCCGGTGGCCGTCTTGACCTCGCAGGCGGTGAACACCGCCAGGGTCTGGCCCACCATGTCGGCGGTGACCACCACGGGCGTCCAGCCGATCAGATCCGAACCGCCAGGGTTGCAGACGCCGTAGCGTATGGGGCGGCCTGATTTTGGGTCGATGTATTGCCCGATGTTGTTGCGAAAAGCCACCGACCCAGCAGCCGACAAGGCAAGCCTGACCTGCTGCTGGATGGCGGCTTCACTCATTCCAGTCCCAGCTTGGCAAACGCCCAGCGTAAACCAGTAAACAGCTGCTCTAGGCTCTCAGCGTTATGGACCGTTGGCGTCAATTCAATGGTGGCGGTGTGTTCATCGAATGACTCGACCTTGAACAACAGTTCGCCAGTCTCATCGACGCCCTCGACCTTGGTGGCGTAGACCTTCACAGCAGATCAGCCAGTCGGTTGGCGTACCAGGCCAGCTTGGCGGCGTCCTGGGCTGGGTTGCCCTTTGCCATCAGCCGGTGCTGGTACTTGATGACCTGGCCGCGCAGGTAGCCCCTGAACTCGTCTTTCGTCAGAACGTCCTGCATGTAGTCGATGCACTCGATGCTGCCGGCGGTGTAATGCGCTGGACGGTTCACGGGGTCGGTCTTCAGCGCCTCAAAAGCCGCCTGTTCTTCGGCCATGTCTTTCTCGACCGCCACCCTGACGTTGTTGTAACACCAGACCGCATGCTTGCCATCGCCGCCGCCGCAGTTGTCGCAGTATTTCGCCATGATCAGAACGGGATGTCGTCTTCAGGCATCGGCTGCTGGCGCTGCGGTGCAGCCTGGCGCGGCGCCTGCTGCTGGCCGTCCTGCTTGGGGTCGAAGCACGACACCAGAATGCGGTCCTTGCCGGCCTCACGCGGCACGGCGGCCAGGTTGATCAGCGGGTCCAGCAGCAGAAACGGGCCATTGTCGCCCTGCATCACTGCGCCGATGTTCTGGTAGCGGTTTTTGGTCGCGCCGGTGTTGTCCTGGTAGCTGCCGGTTTTGACGGCCAGGTCGTATTTTTTAGTAACTGCCATTTGAGATTTTCCTGAGTTGATTAAAAAGTGCCAGCCTCATTTCGGGCCTATGCTGGCATGTCGGGCCAAATGCGGTTTCCCTTTTGCAAATTCTCTGATGCGGTGATTACCCTCAAGTTGAAATGATTGTGAAGGCCGCAGACGTTTTTGGATTGCAATGGGACGATGTGGTCAACATGCCACTGGGTGCCTGTAATTTGAGATAGTTCACGGGCCATACGGTAGGTGTCTGCCATTGCATCTTTGTTACTCCATTCCGGTTGTGCAAGTTTGCTTGTTGCTCGGCGTTTTATTGTTCGGACGTGTGACTTGGCCGGATCATCGTAATACTCTTTCAATTTTCTAATTTTGTCGCGCTCTTTTGCTTGGGCATTTAGTGGTGATCGCGCAACAGTCCTACGCCTTACTTTGTCGCGTTCAGCAAACAGTGTTTTTACGCACTCTTTGCAATAGCGCCGCAGTCCGTCTGGCGATGCTTTATCTTTGCAAAAGCTGACGCTTGGTTTTATCACTTTGCAATGCGAACAATTTTTCATCGTGTGATCCAAAAAGTGCCGGTCTTCCCCGACTGCCAGCCCTCGCTCGGTGCGAAAGGATAAAAAACACCTTCAAGGGCTGCCGGTGTTAGCCACCGCCGGCTGGGCTTGCTTCCATAGTTTGGCAACTGTGGCGCGCAATTCTAAGCCTGCCGGCTCCCCTCGTTTGTCGCTGATTGCCAACAGATACCGCCGGCGCTGCAATAGGCTTGGCATGTTGCAGACATGCTGCGCCTCGCACTGGTGTTTCCATGCTGGCGACCAGGTGCAGGTGGTGCTGCCGTCCACCAGCGTGACGCGCGGATGGGTGCAAGTGTCGGGGCACTTCACAGCCCGACCCGTCTGGATGACTTGATGCGCAGCTGCTGCCAGATCCATCCCCTTGCATAGCCGCGCTCGTCGGCGATTTTGGTCAGTTCCTCGACAGTGCGCGCTCGGCCGACCTGCTGCCGTGCCTGGCGCTTCACCTCGGTGATCTCGGCCAGGTCGCCGTCCACCGTGTTCAGCTTGCGGGGCTTCTCGACATGGACGTGGCCGCACTGCGGGCAGACCGGCTGCGGCGCGTAGCAGGCAAAGCACTGTTCGCACTGGCGCACCGCCGGCACGTCGTCAGCCTGGCGGGCGCGTTTCTTGGCGCCGTCCAAACTCCATTCGCGTGCCTCGGTCGGCAGGCCGTGCTGCTGGACGTTGCCGGCGTGATCCAGCACCACCAGGCTATCCTTGCCTGGGTGCGTTCGCAGGCCACGGCCGACGCTTTGCAGGTACTTGGTCAGGCTCTTGGTGGGCGCCAGCAGGATCACGCATCCAATGGCCGGACAGTCCACGCCGGCGACCCATAGCGCGCAGTTCACCACCACGTCGATGTCGCCAGCTTGCAGGCCGTGCAGGGCCGCATCGCGCTCGGCCGGCTTGCTGTCGCCGCTGATGGCCACGGCGGCATATCCAGCGGCGCGGAACGCCCTGGCGGTGTCATCGGCATGGGCGATGCTGGTGCAGAACACCACCGCCGGCTTGCCGTGCGCCAGCTTGCGGTAGTGGGTCACGGCGTCGCCGGTGATGCTGGGCCGGTTCATGGCTTTGGCCAGGTCGCCGCCAGCATAGTCGCCGGCGATGGTCCGAACGCCGGACAGGTCAGGCTGGCTCGGCGCGTAATAGCGGATCGGCGCCAGCAGCCCCTCGGAAATTAGCTCGGCCGTGCTGCATGTTGGCACGATCACGTCGGCGACCTCGCGCATGCCTCGGCCGTCCAGCCTGATGGGCGTCGCGGTCAGCAGCAGCAGCAGCGGGTTGCCGCAGTCCTCGATCACCTTGGTGTAGGTCGCAGCCAGCGCCAGGTGGGCCTCGTCGAGCACGATCAGGTCGGGGCGCTCACCTCGGCCCAGGCGCCGGACGGCGGTCTGCACCATCACCACCTGGACCATGGCGCCGGCGTCAGCTGGCCGGCCCGCCATGATGAACCCGTGGTCGATACCCTCGGTGGTCAGCTTTGCGCTGGTGGCGTCCAGGATCTCGCGCAGGTGGGCCAGGAACCAGACGCGCCGGCCGCGCTCGACTGCGCTGCGGATGATGACGCTGGCTGTTGCACTCTTTCCGAAGCCGGTGGGCGCCACCAGGATGGGCGCGCGCTTGCCGTCTCGGTATGCTTCGCGCAGATCCTCGATAGCCTGCACTTGGCGCGGTCGCAGTATCACAGCGGCCCCCACAGAAAGAACGCCCACCAGGCCACGCGGGCAAACGTGCCAGCCATCACGGCGATGACCAGCCAGCCGGCGAAAGTGATCAGCCAGTTCATGCCTGACCCCGCTGGCGGATCTGCTCGATGGCGTCCAGCAGCCGCCCCCAAGTGCGCATGTTCGGCTGGGTGCCGGACTTCCAGCGCCAGACGGTGCTGCTGTTGATGCCGGCGATTCGGCAAACCTCGGCCACAGACGTGCGGGCGCTTACCGCCATTTCACGCAATTGCCAGTAGGGATCGGTTTTATTCACGGGTAGACCTTTGAAAGTGTTGCGTAATTGCGAGACTATTATGCACCGAAGCGAAGTAAAACGGAAAATCCGTGCATAATTCGTCCACCGCAGACTTTGCGGGAACTTGAAAGGTAAACAAATGAAAACTGGTGTTTATCCAGGTATATCAAACGATGATTACCATGGCGGCCCTGGCATCTCGAAGTCGGGCCTTGATGTACTGGCGCGCTCGCCGCTGCACTACTGGGCCAAGTATCTGGACCCGAACCGCGAAGCCCGCGAACCGACGCCGGCCATGCGCCTGGGCACAGCCATCCACACGGCGGTCCTGGAACCTGGCGAATTCGTCAAACGCCACCACGTCGCGCCGGTGGTTGACCGCCGCACAAAGGACGGCAAGGCGGCCTGGGAATACGCGCTGCAATACGCGGCCGACAATGGCGCCGAACTGATCTCGAACGATGACGCGATGGTCTGCATGTCCATTGCTGCCGTGGTGCGCGATCACCCGACGGCGCGCAAAGTTTTCGCCCAGGGCCAGGCTGAACTGTCCTGCTACTGGACCGACACGGAAACCGGCCTGCTGTGCAAGTGCCGGCCGGACTGGCTGAACCTACCGCTGATCGTGGATCTGAAGTCCACCGAAGACGCCAGCGCCGAAGCCTTCCAGCGGTCAGCCTGGAACTGGCGATACTGGGTTCAGGCGGCCTGGTACATGGACGGCGTGGAACAGGCCACCGGCCAGCGCCCTGATGCGTTCGTGTTCGCCGCGTTTGAAAAGTCCGCGCCCTATGCGCCGGCGTTCTACTTCGCCGACTCCGCGATGCTGGACATGGGCCGCAAAGAATACCGCCGCCTGCTGCGCATCCTGGCTGAATGCAAGGCGACCGATACATGGGGCGGGTATGACACGGCCGTCACGCCGCTGACCGTGCCGCTGTGGGCTGCCAAGGCGGCCAATGACAATGAAAGGGCCGCAGCATGAGAACCGCAGCGATAGTCCTGGCCCTGCTGGCAGCCACGCCGGCCCAGGCTGAGTTTTATGATGGCAACAGGCTGCTCCAGCGCATGAACGGCGACGCCACGGACCAAATGTCGGCGCTCGGATATGTCGCCGGCGTCTGGGATTCCATGATGGGCGTGATGATCTGCCCACCGCCAAACGTGATGCTGAACCAGGTGCGCGACATGACCAAAGCGCTGCTGGTCGATCACCCCGAATACAGGCACCAGGGCGCTGACCGTTTCGTCATCGCAGCTGGCGCCAAGACTTTCCCGTGTCCCAAATCGGCGCCCAACTCGCCGAAAATTTTCTGAAAGAACCTATGACCTTTGAGATCCGCCCCGCACAGCGCCAAGGCGCCCGCCTGCTGATCCAGTTGTCCGGCGTGTCCGGCTCTGGCAAGACCTACACCGCGCTCCAGCTGGCCTACGGCCTGGCCGGCAAGGACGCCAGCAAAGTCGTGATGATCGACACCGAAAACCGGCGCGGCAGCCTGTATGCCGACAGCCTCCCAGGCGGTGCCAAGTACGGCATTCTGGATTTCTACGCACCGTTCGCGCCGGCCAGGTACATCCAGGCCATCGAAGCCGCCTGCAATGCCGGCGCTGAAGTGATCGTCATCGACAGCGTTTCCCACGAATGGGAATCGGAAGGCGGCTGTGAATGGATTGCGAACCAGACACGGTTTCCCGACTGGAAGCTGGCCAAGAAAGAACACAAACGGTTCGTCACCTACATGCTGCAATGTCCGGCCCATATCATCGCCTGCACTCGGGCGCGTGAGAAAGTGGATTTCAGCGATCCAAAGGCGCCGATTAAATTGGGCATCCAGCCGATCCAAGAGAAAAATTTCTCGTATGAAGCCACGGTCAGCCTGATGATGCACGACCAGGGCGCGCGGCAGGACGTGCTGAAGTGTCCAGCGGAACTCCAGGACGTGCTGGGTCGCGGCGACGGGTATGTCGGCGTGGCTGATGGCGGTCGGCTGCGCGCTTGGGTGGACGGTGCTGCGGCAATTGATCCAGCCATCGAACATAGCCGTGGAATGTTACTTAACGCGACGGAATCCGGCTTGCAAAGTTTACAAACCGCGTGGTTAAACACGCCTGCGAAAATCCGCAAAGCGCTGGGCGATAAATTCAAGGACCAGCTTAAAGCCTCCGCCACAGCCTACGATGATCTGCGCAAGCCCGCCGGCACACCTGATGCCATTGGCGCGCTGAACGACGCCATCGAAAACTCTGACAAACCAGCAGTGCATGGAACCAAAACAGAAAACGATGGGGTCTTTTGATGCATACGCATTCACACTATTTGACGCCGGCCGAACTGGTGAACCGATACAAAAACGCGATCACCTTGCGCACGCTGGCGAACTGGCGGTGCTCGGGCGACGGGCCGTCCTACACGAAGATCGGCGGCCGCGTTCTGTATCCGGTCGAAGCCGTGACAAAGTGGGAAACCGTGCGCACGCTTGGTGTAAAGGCGTGACGCCGGAACAAAGTACACCCGCCGGTACACCCTGACCAAATGGCCCCTTAATCGGGGCCGTTTTTTTATGTGTGATTTCAGTGGCTTGGGTGGTGAGCGCTGTGGGGGTCGAACCCACGACCTACTGATTAAAAGTCAGAATTGGCCGCATCACGCCGCATCACGCCGCATCATAAAAACTACGGGTAAGCCACTGTTTTCTGTTGCGTTATTTGCCCAGGCGGTGTTTAACGTAGGAATGCCACGGGCTTGGCGCCTTGGCCTTGGTACACCCGAAAGGACACCCGCAAATGATAAACGACCGGCAGATCAGCACGGCCATGAAAGCCTGCACCAGCGAAACAGTCCTGCGCGACGGGGCGGGCGGTCGCGGCACCGGCAGCCTCACGCTGGTGATCCGTCGGCTGGCCTCGGGCGGCACCAGCGCGCAGTGGGTTGGCCAGTGGAAGCTGAACGGGAACCGCCACAAAAAGACCCTGGGCCGTTACCCTGACATGCCGCTGCGCGATGCCCGCGACGCTTATGCTAGCCAGGTGCGCTCGGCGTTGTCCGACGGCAAGAACCCCCGCGCCATGTCGGTGGTCGCTGACAAACCGACGGTGCGGGCGCTGTTCGATGCGTGCTGCGATCAAATGGAAGCCGACGGCAAGACCAGCGCTGCCGAAAACCGCAGGGTGCTGCGCCAGGTGGCGGCAGCTTGGGGCGATGGCAAGCTGGCCGCCAGCGTGGACCCGTCGGACGTGTCTCATTACCTGGAAGCCGTGTTCAGCCGTGGCGCTCGGGTGTCAGCTGACCGCACGCGCTCGTACCTGTCGGCCGCTTTCAATTACGGCCTGAAAGCGACCCACGATTACAGGTCGGAAAACCGGCGCGATTGGGGCTTGAAGCTGAACCCAGTCACCGCCGTCGCCAAAGACACGAACAGCAGCACACCAGGCAGGCGTGCGCTGTCGGCCGTTGAAATTGTGACGCTCTGGCACGGGTTGGACGCCGGCAACTTCGCGCTGGAAACCTCGGCCGCGATCAAGCTGCTGATCTGCACCGGCCAGCGGGTGCGCGAACTGCTGCGCATGGACGCCAGCGAAATTGACCTGGACGCCATGACTTGGACCATGCCGGTCGAAAAAACCAAAATGAAGATCGCCAGCCACACGGTGTTCCTGACCGACCAGGCGCGGCCGGTGTTGCAGGCTCTGCTGGCCAAGCGCCAGGCTGGGCTGTTGATGCCGACCACCGACTGGGTGCTGGGCAAGGCGGTCAGCCGCTGGTGCGCCGCGTCGGGCTTTGAACGGTTCACGCCCCGCGACCTGCGCCGAACGTGGAAGTCACGCGCCCATGATGCCGGCGTTGACCGATACACTCGCGACCTGGTTCAGCAGCATGAACGGGGCGACACCGGCAGCATCCACTATGACCTGGCCGACTATCATCCGCAAATGCGGGAAGCCATGCAGAAATGGTCCGCGTGGCTCGATGCCACCTTACAATTGGGCCATGGATGAAGCCGACATTGCGAACGACAGCATGCAGCGCGACCTGGACATCAGGCTGGCCGAAATGCGGTCACGCCAGCGCCTTGGTGGCCCTGAATTCTGCAATGAATGCGAAGCCCCCATGCCGCGGCTGCGGCGCGACCTGGGGCTGATCCTGTGCATTGAATGCGCGACGCTCGCCGAACGCGCTGCCAAGCTCATGGCCCGCCGTTAGACGGCCATCCTCCACAGAAACACCTGGGCGAACGCATAGCCGGCCCACATGCCGGCCAGGTTTGTCTGCCCCTTGGTGTATTGGTCAACAGCCACCAGGGCATAAGCGACGCCAGTGGCCGCGATCAGCCAGTGGCTCATAGCGCGCTCACGTCGTAGACCTGGCCCCTGAACTCGACATGGCCTTCGCTGAAATGGTGGACCAGTTCGGGCCACAACAGCCGGCCATTGAAGAACGTCAGCACGGCGAACCCTGACCGCCAGTTCACGGGGTTGTCTTCCAGGTAGTCGGTGAACTGCGGGCCGGCCGGATCTGCCAGCGTACCGGTGTCCACGCCGAACCTGTTGCCGGTGTAGTCGCTGTACGGCGTCACCTTCAGGCTGTGCAGGTGTCCGGTCACGATGGACTTGCCGGCGCCGACGGTGTTGTTGTGGGTGGCGTGGACCCCGCCTTTCCAGCGGTGCTTGACCACCACGTCCTCGGTCGGCCAGCAGGACCAGCAGGAATTCCAGGCGGGGAAATGGTCTTTCAGCGCAAAGCCTTTGACGCCCTCATACTCGCCGGCATTGGCCGACAGCCGGTTTTCAAACCTGGCGTCATGGTTGCCCATGGTCCAGATCAGTTTGGCCCTGCCGGCCTCGTCCTCGATCTCGCCCAGGGCCATTTCGCATGCCTTCAGTTCCTGAATGATGCTGGGCTTGCTGTCCCAGCCGATGCGCGGGAACCGGCTGACGCTGGCGCCGTCGAATGCGTCGCCGTTGTTGATGATGGCCTTGGGCTTGAACTCGTTGATGGCCCACAGCAGCCCCTTGAACGCTGTGGTGCGAATTCCTGGCCAAAAATGGGCGTCGCTGAAGACGATGACCGTGCCGTTCTCGATGCCCAGCGTCATGCGGGCGGCGTGGGTGTGGGCGGTTTGCAGGTTGTCGAACTGGCGGGCCTTGGAATCCGCTGCCTCCAGCTTAATGTGGTGCTTCAGTTCGATGTTGCGCCGCCTGGCGTGAACCGCCGACTGGGCGACGTTCAGAAACTTTGCGACCTTGGTGCCGGACTTCAGACTGCGCCAAAGCTCGATGAATTCGGCGTCGCTCGTTCGTGGTGCTGGCATATCATTCCCTGGTTAAAACGCGCTCAAGCACGTTGATTACTCGATGCTCGGCGGCTTCCAATTGCTCGGGTGTCGCGCCTCGGTCGGCGGCGATCTCGATCAGGTCATAAGTCAGTAAGTGTAGGCATTCATGCAGGGCGGTTTTCTTCAAGCTGTCCGGCGTGATCTGCTCGGCCCCGAAGTCGCCCAGGCGATACACCGCCAGGCGGGCCGGCGGGTTGATCTCGACCGATGCCATGGCGTTCTTGGCCGGCCGGTTGCCGCGCTCGATGCGCCAGTCACCCAGCGACAGAACTGCCTGCCAGTGCGCCATGTACTGGTCAAACAAAAGCGCCTGGTCGGCGCTGGGTGTGTTCTTCATGGCGTCAGGCCGTGGTCGTCATGTCCGACGCCATGGCGATCTGATACTGCGCTTTTCGTTCTGCCAGGTGCAGCTTGGCGGGGCCGTTCACGATCTTGGTGACGGCATCCATGTCGCCACGGTCGGCCGCCTCGTTGCAGCCGTTGGCCTTCCAGAACCAGCCGGCAGACAGCGCGGCATTGGCCGGCATGGCCAGCAGGGCAGGGTCCGCCACGAAGTCCATGTCCAGCGCTTTGCCGCAGGCTTCATAGTTGCGCCGCCAGGTCAGCTGAATCAGGCCGCGCCCATGAAAACCCTCGTACAGCTTGGCGCTCAGTGCCTTGGGGTTTTTGGCGTAGGGCACAGCCTCGGCCGTGGACTTGAACGCGCGCTTGAATATGGACGCTAGGCGCTCGGGGCTGGAATAGAACAGCCCTTCCTCGACGGCCGCCAGGTGCGCCGATTCGATGGCGACCGTGGCCAGAAACGCCGCGATGCGCTGCTGGGTGTTGATCTCGAACCGGACCAGGGCGGCGTTGATGGCGTCCAGGTACTTGGCCGCGTTGGCCGGTGTGGACGCCGTGGCGGTTTGCAAATACGCGGCGCTGATCACTTGCCATCACCCTGGTGCTTCATCTCCATGATCTTTTCCAGGGTCCGGCCGCCGAAGTAAGCCGACATGACCAGCATGCCCCACTGGCCCAGCAGCTGCACATAGGATTCCTGCGCGTTCAGCCCGAACGCCGACATCATGGCGAACAGGAAATACGCGCCCAGGATCAGCAGCAGCGCCATGGGTCGGATGTTCTTGGACAGCCAGGAATCGGAACCCATGTCTGCGGCCCAGCGGCCGGTGATGTTCAGCTGTTCCACATAGTACTGTGATGCGTCGATCTCGGCCAGCTTGGCGGCCGCAGCAGGGTCGCCGGCGATGGCCTGGGTGATAGATTCCACCGTGTCCTCGACGCCCAGCTTCTTGGCGATGGCCGCCACAGCAGCGCCACCCAGCGGGCCGGCCACGACGGTGGCCAGTGCGGGCGCGATGCCCTTCAAAAGTTCCAGCAGTTTGTCCATGACAGTCCTCAGTTGTTGATGGCGCACTTGCCCGCGCATTGCTCCAAAGCCTCCCACACGAACCAGCCGACCGCGCCAAGCACGACCACGACGGTCAGCACCAGCAGGGCCATGGTCACCACCTCGTCGATTTCTTTGTCGCGCCTGGCCTTGGCTTCGCGTTCCTTGCGCGCCTGGTGGGCGGCATCGCGGTTCATGGTGGCGGCTCGGGCGACGATCTTGGCCCACACGTCCATTTTGTTGGACTGGAAGAACAGCATTTTTACTTCTTCCTCGAACGCCCTGGCCTGCTCGATGGCAAGCTCCAGTTCGATGGCCTGGCCCATGGCGCTGCCTGAGAACTTGCCCGCCTTGGATTGCTGAATGACGGTGATGGCGTCGGATTTTGCGGTGAAGAACTTGCCCAGCACCGGCCCCAGCGATTCCACGTCCTGCACGGTCTTGGCTGCGGTCTTGACCAGCTTGACCGCTGTCTGGATTGCCGCCAGTGCGGTGAACGGGTCGATCATTGTTTTCGCTCCCGCCACTGAAGGCACCACACCAGCAGCCGGTCCGATGACCATGACCACCGGACGCATTCTACAGCCGGCGCCTTGATGGCTGGCGGCGGTGGTGGCAGGGCGTCCATCAGCGAACCCTGAAATGTTCCCATGCAGCGACGGCGGCAGTGGCCAGGCCGGCGATCCACAGGATGGGCTTGGCCAGTTTTGCCAGCCAGTCCAGAACGATGAACGCCCCCTGGGCGGCTTTGAATGCGCCCACCAGGTCGCTGGTGTCGGCCTTCAAGGCATCGACTTTGACTTCAAGACTTAAGACCCGCTCGTAAATTTCACGGTGTGTGATGCCGTGCGGCTCGTCGGTCGAAGGTTGGTCGGACATAAAAAAGCCCCAGGATGGTTTGGCATATTTTAGCCGAACCACCGCTGGGGTGTTCTGAATACCCGTGAAAACGGGTTACTCGTAAAGGATGTTCACGCTGCCGGCGTCGAATGTGTCGGTGCCGCCGATGGTCGTGAAGCGTACCCTGTCCAGTGTTGCAGACAGCGACTTGGACCCACTCAAAAAATAAGTGTTTACGCTGTTCGTGCGCGTGCTGTTGCCCATGGCCGCCCAGGTGTTCGTGGCCGCGTCCAAAAGTGACAGCTGTAAAACGCCGGTCATAAAATCGCCGGTGCCGACGCCTCGGGCGACTGGGAAACCGGTACTTTCTGACAGCCGTCCGCCAGAATCTGACGCTGTGGCGGTGTAGCCGGTGGCCTCGATGCCGCCAGAATCGCCCAGCTGAACCAGCGGTGCATTGGTGCCGCTGGTGCTGACGCCGCTGAACATGACCGTGATGCGTTTGGCCCAGCTTGGGATGCCGGTGAAGTCTTTGGACGTGCCCGACGTGGTGGCCTGGGCCGTGGCGCTGGTCAGCAGCCGCGCAAGTGGCGCAGCCGCAATAGCATCGACCACCGCGACCCAGCCGGTGTTCGCCGCGTTGCGCTGCTTCAGAACGCCGGCAGTCGTGTCCTGCCACAGCATGTAGGCATAAGGCGCTGCTGGCTCTGTTGCCCCGCTGTTCAGGGTCACCGTAGCGGCCAGCGCGTCGTTTATGTCAGCCCTGAAGCTGGCACCGTCCTGATTATCAATGATGTAGTCGTGTTGGCTCATACATCGGCAGGCTCGTCAGCCGGTGTTGGTTCGTTGCCCTCGGCTAGCCAGAGAAGATAGGCTTGGTAGTCGGTGTTGGCTGGGTCGAAGGGGATGAAGGCGTTGTCTGCCAGCCGAATTACTATGCTTACAGGCTGACCTGAAATCGGATGGTTTGGTGTGTTTTTGTACATTTATAACTCCGCTGAAGCAGTTGTTCCGCCTCTAATTAAGGAATATGGGTTGGAGTAGCCGTTACAGCCCCATTCATTTGCATAGTCAAACGCTGTTATGGATGACGATGCGGCTAACGAAATTGTGGGGGACGCTCGTTTCGTCACTTTATACTGCCAAGAAACATAGCTCAAGTTTGCGTTTGAGCCATACAGCCCAGCACCGCCAGTAGGCAATACCTCAAAATACCGCTGACAAAGCGCCAACTCAGTGCCATAAGGCCGGTAGTCAAACGCCGTGGCTGTGCTGCCTTTTTCAAGCTGCACGCCTGTGATGTAGAAGGTGGCTCCGCTTGTGCCGACTACGCTGGTTGCGCCTGTGGCTGACGTAATATAGTTTGAACCTGTCCATGCGCCAGCAGTCGCGCTATATGTTGATCCAGAGCCAAGGCTAAAGATTACATGGACGCCAACTCCATTCGTCCCACCAATCCAAGTACCTGTTGTGTCCCCAGCAATAGTTACGGACACAGTAGTCCATGTATTTGCGACTGGAACAGAATACGAAAATGGATAGCAACGGTTACTTGCGGAGTTTTGGAGAGATCCTCCAAACGTACCCGTCAGACTTGAATAGACTTTAAAAGACAGCGTAATCGTGGCTGCTGAAGCTGTGCCCCACGCCATGTCAGCAAAATTAAATCCCTCCACCTTTTGATACAAAGTGAATTGATCTGTTGCTGTTACAGAGTAAGCAGATGAGGACGTAATACCTGCGTAGTTGCTAAAGCCTGCGGGTAGAGTAACTGCACCAGCGTTTTGTTGGGCTGTAAATTTGCTTGCTTGACTTACATAGAATGCCCAACGATCAGTCAGGAAAGCGCCAGCCGTAGGAGTAACACTCGCCCCAGCATTCCTCTGGTCAATCACCATCGCGCCGTTGATGATGCGGTTTTTCATGCCCTGCGGGTTGCCACCAGTTATGCCGTCAATGGCCGCGACCCATGCGGTATTGGCGGCATTACGCATTTTTAAAGCGCCCGCCACCGTGTCATACCAGAGCATGAACGGACTTGTGGTCGTTGGTGCAGTCGCTCCGCTGTTCTGCGACAAGATTGCCGCCAGCGCCAAGTTTAAGTCTGCGCGAACAGCAGCGCCGCCGCCGTTTGCAATGTTGTAGTCGTGCTGGCTCATTTTTTAGTCCTTAACTTTGATAACCGAAGCCCTTGGCGATCCAGTCCATTGTGCGGGCGACGCCTGTGCCGGCTGCATTATTGAACTTAATTGTAAACCCAGCGGCTGTTTTCGCGGTAATTTGCGCGTAGTCGCCGGTTGCCATATTTTCCGCTGTAATCGCCACCGCCGGTACACTGAAAAACGCATTGGTGAACGTGACCGTCATGCCGGCAGCCGGCACCGATACGTTGTTTGTGCTTTCAATCCGGTCTGGCACGTCCACAGTGACGCCCAAGGTTGACAGCGCCACCTGGTTGTCCACGTCCTCGCCGCGATCCAGCCGCACCTTGAACTTGAAAGCTCGGGCGGTGTAGTCGCCGACATAGAACACGCGCCAGCCGGACCAGATCGGCGCCACCGCTGGGTCATCATTGGTCGTGCTGATGAAAATTTGTAGCGTGGCATCGTCAGCAGAACGCGGCTGGTCAAAGTTGACAATGGCATCCCAGTCAGCCCAGTAATCCACTAAATCAGTCAGCAGCAGGCCGTCGTCAATAAAGCCCAATCCATCGATAAGCGGCCACTCATCGACCAAATTGGCGACGTTAAACGACAGCACGTTAAAGGTGGCAGAAACCCTACTGGTATAAACCGCGCCCGTGTCGATGTAGGTGTCGAATTCGTATTCTCCAGACGCCACCAGGCCGCCATCTAGCTCGTCGCTGTACGCATCCAAGTCAACGATGCTGTCGAAATAAATGGCTTGATCCAGCTGAAGCAAATCATTGATTGCCACCAGGCCGTCTTTGACGCCAGTGAATCCAGGTTCTTGTTGCGAACTCGCAACAGCGTTGAACTGCATGATGTTCGGCGCATCGGTCACGACCGCAATTGCGTTCTGGCTCAACAGGCCGGTGCTGTCCTTGGCCTTTGCCAAATATGTGCCGGCGCGAAGTGGCACGCTGCCGCTGGTTGATGCCCCTGGGAAGTCGCCGACTGGCAGCGACGTGTTCCATTGCGCGCCCAGCAATTCCTCGGAATACCTGATTGAAATTTGCCCGCCGATGCGAACGTCCAGGTCGGGGTGGCTGTCCCATTGCAGCAGGCCAGTGTCCGACTGAACCGTCATCTGCAAGCCGGCCACATCTGAAGGCAGCGCGGTCTTGCCCAGCACTGTAGCTTCGAACTGGTATATCTGCGACTTCACGCCAAGCGCCGAAACAGCCTGCACTGTGATCACATAGTTGCCGGCCGTGGCGTTGAGCAGTTCCAGAGAATTGACCGTCACGGTTGACTCGACCGCGTTGTCGCCGCTGACGCTGTAGGTCACCAGGTAGGCTGCTGCACGTTCAATTTGCGACCATGTGATGGTGGCCCCGACGCGCAGATCGGTGATCGTTGCATAAAGGTATTCGCTGACCGAACCATTGGATGGTGTCAGCGGCGGGTCGTTCAAAACAGTAATGTCGCGCGGCTGCAACACCAGGCCGTCATCGACGTGGGCATATTTGTCGGGGTCGTGCGCCAGCGCGGTGATCTCGATCTTGCCGTCGTCGCGTTCGCTGACGGTCATCACGCGAAATGTCTGCGCCTCGGTTGCCGTGCTGGTCAAAATCCACTGGGCGCCTGATTGCGGTGCATCGGCCAGCGCGGTCACCAGCGTGATGGTGCTGCCGGCAAAGCTGGCGACCTCGGAAGTGCCGACAGTGCCATCGGGCAGCATGGCGTAGACGTCCCAGGTTGACCCGCCAGGTGTGATTGCCGCGTCCAGCGTGATGGTCGTGGTGGTGGCGCTGCTTACCCTGCCGCCCAGGCGAACACCGGCGCGCGATGCGTCGGCCACCTTGATGATCTGGCCAGGACGCGCCACTGCGCCCTCGATGCCGGTGGTGAACGAAACCACCTCGGATTCGTAGCGCTCGGAATACAGCAGCCAGCGGCCGACCCTGTTGGCCTGGCCGCGACTGGTGCAGCCGATGGCCACCACTTCGGTGGGCACAATGCCGAACCGCGCGATGGCCTCGGCGTCCTCGACGTACTCGACGCGCTGGGCATAAAGGTTGTCGGGGTCGTTCCAGGTGACCATGGCCACCGTGTGCCGTGCCTTGGCGCTGCTGCCGCTGTAGCTGAACGCGCCGTCCTCGACGTTGGCCTGGGTGTACAGCGCCACAGCGTCGCTCGGGGCGTCCTGCGACAGCGTGATGGTGCCGGTTGACCAGTAGATCATCGACCGGAAACACGACGCCATGTCTTGGACCACTTTGTAAGCCTCGGCCTGGCTTTGCAGGTACAGGTTACAGGTGAAACGCGGCTCGGTGCCGCCGAAGCCGTCATCGACCAGCTGGTCGCAATACTGAGCGATGGAATAAAGCGCCCACTTGTCCACCTGGCCGGCGGCGACAAAGTTGCCCAGGCCGTAGCGGGAATTCGTCACCAGGTCATAAAAGCACCAGGCCGGATTATCGGACCAGGCCGTCTGAAATGTGCCGTTCCAGCTGCCGGTGTAGACACGGGTCAGCGGGTCGTAGTTCGACGGGATCTGGATTTTCTTCAGCTTCAGGTCAAAGGCGCGCGTGGGCACGCCGCTAAATGCTGCCGAATCGAACCGCATCGACACCAGCGCGCTGTTCGGGTAGCGCAGTTTAGCGTCCACGATCTCGGTGTAGGTGTCCCAGTAGGTCTTGTCTTGCAGCTTTAGATCGGTGCTGTCGGCCGTAATGCGGCGCACCCGAATGTCCCACGGCCCTGCGCCGGTCAGGTTGATGCGGTAGCTGCGCTGGTATTTGCTGGTGGCCTTGCCGTCGATGGTGTCCAGCACGGTCTGCACAAACCCGCCGCCATTGGTTTGCAGGTCGATGGCGATCTGCACGCTGGCGCCGGCGGTGCTGCCGTCGTCCTTTTGTCGGAACAGCGACGCGACGCTTAAAGTAACGCGGGCCGCGTTGGTGATGGATGACGTGATCGTGCGGGTGGCCGATGTGGTCTGCTTGATCTCGACGCCGACGTTTGTTTCAGACTCGACGCCCGACACGTTCGGAATGTAAGTCTGCGCCTGGGTGCCTGGGCGGCTGTCGTAACTGACGTTTTGAAAGTTCAGCGACCCGTCGGCATTTTGCAGCGGGGTGCCGTTCAGATAAATGGATTTCTGGCCGTCCACCAGGCCGACGATCTCGCCCTCGGAAACCAGGTCCAGGACGTTGGCAAAAGCCTTGGAACGCAAGTCGCTCATGCTACAAAATCCTCGACGTTAATGCCGGCGCTGATCACGGCGCTGCCGACGATCATGCGGCCATAGCCAACAGGAACGGCCTGGCCTTGCACCGATGTGTTTGTCGCGCCGTTGAACAGATAAGACGCTTTGTTTTCCTCGACGCCTCGGTCGATGGACTGCGGGGTCGGCGCCAGCATTTGTGCGACGCCGCCAAGCGCCAGCGAAACGCCGACGCTGAACGCGACCGTGGCCAGCGTGGTCGTGCCGAACAGGGTGGTGGCTGCCAGGCCAGGCATGTAAATCGCAGCGGCGATCAGCGCCACTCCAAGTATGATTTTCCCAATGGAACCGCCGGCGCCAGCGATCACCGGCGCGATTGTGATGGTGCGGCCGGCAGGGTTGTGCAGTTCGTCGCTGCCCACGTCAGCGCGGGCCGTGATCACCCTGTAACCGACGTTTCGTTCGCTGGAACTGGAAACGAACTCCACAAAGTCCTTGAAATTCGCGCACAAAGCACGCACGGCCTCGGCCGGCGACGCCACGTCCAGCTGATGCCGGCGGCCGTACTTTTTGCCAAGCTCACCCAATAAGACGATGGTTTTCATATCTGACCGCATGCGCTGTTCGTTGACGCCAGAACTCGCTGTAAATGTCTCGGCAGGACAGCCGGTTCTGAACGTGGTGGATGATCCTATTATCGCCCAGGTACACCGCCCCATGGTTCGGCACCGGCGACATGACCCGCATCAGAATGCCGTCGCCATAGCGCAGGTCGGCGGGGTCGATCTCGACAAAGCCGGCCGCGCGGAAGTTCTCCAGGTACAGATTGCCGCCGTTCAGCCACCACTCATCGCGGCGGTCGAAGTCGGGCAGGGCCAGCCCATGCTCAATGCTGAACCAGTCGCGGATCAGGCTGTAGCAGTCCAGCACGCCGTGCGACCACTCACGGCCCACCAGCGGGGCTTGGTAGCCCACCGGCTCCAGGTAGGCCCAGCGCTGCTGCTGGACGCCGTAGACGTGCCAGGGCAGGCCGCTGGCCTCACACGATACGCGGTCGGCCTGGGATGGATCTGCTGGCGTGCTTGGGTGCGAATGGACCACGCCCACAATGTCGCCGGCGGCATCGGCTGCGGCGTAGTCGCCTGGGTTCAGCACGAACTGGTCGGTGCCGACCGCCAGGTTCTGGCATGGCCAGTAGCGCTCGCGGCCCTTGACGATCACCACCAGGCCGCAGGCTTCCCGTGGTGCCTCGCGCAGTGCATGCTCGACCGCCGCAGCCTTCATCGGGTCAGGCCGGCGGCGGGGAATGATCCAAACGGCAGCGGCTCGTTCGCCCCGAACCTGGCCTTGCAGCTGGACAGGCGCTTGCCGCAAACGTCCAGGCCGACCGTGGCCACGCTCTGGTCGTCGGCGTTGAAATAGGCGGTTCCGGTGTAGCCGCACTCGCCGCCCCTGTATTTCCAGGTGCAGACGTTTTGAATGACCTGGCGACGGGGCAGCCTGACGCCAGCCACGTCAAACGCGGCAGCCAGTTCAAACTCCACGATGTCGCGGTTTTCGCTGGTCTTGCGGTCCACGAAAAAGATCTCGTCGCCAAACTCGGCAGCTGGGTCGGCGGTCGGGTTGGTGCCGCCTGGGAAATTCACCGCGTCCAGGTATTTCAGCAGCGTGCGCTTGCGGGTGACTTTCGCGCCCAGCAGGTCGTCGTAAGTCAGCACCAGCAGCGTGATGGCGCCGGTGACGTTAGCGACCGCTAACTTCGGGCGCGGCAGCTGGCCGTTGCCGGAATAGTCAAACCCCGACGCCTGGATCGGAAACGGGCTGTAGGTTTCGCCCTGCCAGACCAGGTTCTGGCGCAGCTGGTTGGTGCCGGCGTGAAAGCGCAGCATGTCACCGCCGAATGCCGTGGCGTCCACCTCGAACATTTCCACGATGGCCGACGGCTCCAGCTTTTGGATCTCGACCGTGATGGCTTCGGGTGCGGTCATGGCTCAAACACCTCGATGAACTGCGCCGAAACCATGTTCAGGTTTGCGCGGTCCACTGACTTGGACCACTCGCGGCAGACCACGCGGATGGCGCTGGCCTCGTTGGGCGGGGTCCAGTCGAACGCCTCGACCGCGCCACGCGCTTCCAGAAAGTCGATGATCGTGGCCGTCTCTGTGTCGGTGCGGTTCTGGAACTGCAAATCCCAGGTGGCCGGCTGGGTGTTGATGCCATCGGCCTGGCGTTGCTCGTAGCCGTCGCCAAACGCCACGCGGCGAACGCGGGGCTTGTATGCGGCTTTGGCGCCGAAGTCTGGGGTCACTGTGAAGGTTGTCATTTATGCCGCCAGTAAGCCGCCAGGGCGTTTTTGATTGATCAGTTCCTGCTTGACCACGCCAGCGATGACGCGGCCCAGGTTTCCGGCGCCTTGGTCGTCTGTGCTGGTTTGGCCGGATTCGACGCTGACGTTCACCACCACGCTGGTGCTGCCGCCGCCACCGCCGCCTTGCATGGTCACGGGGATGGACCGGCCATCGGGCAGGGGCACATAAGCCTCGGGCATGCTGCCTTCACCGAACACCGCCACCTGTGGGCTGTTGGCGATGCCGCCGCTGGCGTATTTTTGCAGCGGCATGGACCCGCTTCCGGTCATGATGCCGCCGTCGGCAAATGCGAACGACTTAAACGCGGCCATCATTGGCGCCATGATCTGGGTCTGGATGACCATGCGGGCGATGTCCTTCAGGATGCTGCCCACCATGTCGCCAAATGTCGCCTTGCCGGTGAATGCGAAGTCCACGAACGCATCGGTCGCCTGGCGGCCCCAGCCCTCCACGGCGTCCTTCAGTTCCTGCATGGTGTCTTTGCCCTTGGCGCCCACGGCGTCAAAGTCGTCCTGGGCCTTGAACACCGCGCGGCTGTAGACGTCCCAGTTGATCGTGCCCTCTTGCAGCAGGTCGTTTAGGCGGGCCAGTTCGATGTTCAGCTTTTCGGCTGGCGTGCGCGTCTCATCGAACAACCGCTTGCCGGCGTCGGCCAGCTTTTCCTTGGCCCTGGTGGCGTCCTCGGTCAGCTTGGTGTTTTGCTTGATGGCCTCGTCCATCTCACGGTCGGCCGCCTTCAAGCCGGCACGCTGGCGCATCAGTTCCTCGGCCTGGGCGATCTGCTGGGGCGTGGCGCCCAGGTCTTTCAGCTTGGCGATGGTCAGCGCTTCCTCGCCCTGGGTCAGCTTGACCACTTCATCGCCCAGCGCCTTCAGCACCTGGGTGCGTTCCTCGGCGGCTTTCTTGGCGGCTTTCTCGGCTTCCTCCAGCGCCTTGGCACCGGCCAGCTTGGCCATGATTGCCTTGGCGTCGGGTTCCTGCGGCGTCACCATCTCGGGGTTGATGAACCCACGGCCAGCGCCGGCGCGCTGGATGCCGGCGATTTTCTCGTAATACTCGACCGTCTTGCGCAGGCTTTCCAGCCGTGGTTCTTCAATGGCAGCCTGGTCGGCATCGTTGACCCTGCCGGATGCCCGCAGCTGCTTGACCTTGGAATCCAGCGCGTCCAGTTCCTTGCCGTAGGCCACAGCGTTTTCGGCCGGCGTGCGGAACGGGTTGGACGTGCCGATGTTGTACAGCGCGCTGCTGAACGACCCGAAAACCTTGATGCCGGTCGTAAGCTCTTTGAACATGCCACTCAGCGCGGGCAGCACGTCGGCCAGGATGGTGCCGGCGAAACCCTTGGACATGAACGCCATGCGGTCCATGTTGTCGTTGAACTCGGCCGCAGCCTTCACGAAGTCGTCGCCGACCACCGCGCCAAGCTCTTTCGCTTCCTCGCGCGACGCCCGCATATTCTCCAGCACGGGGATCAGCTTGGCGCCGGACTTACCGAAGATCTCGACCGCCAGGGCCGACTTCAGCGTCGGGTCGCTGATGCCTTTGAATGCGTCGCCGATGTCCTCGGTGATCTGAAGCGATGACCGCATCGACCCGTCGGCGTTCTTGACGGCAATGCCCAGCGCATCGAATGCGACGGCGGCGGTCTTGTTGCCGGTGGCCGCGTCGGTGGCCTTGACCGAAACCTTGGTCAGCGCCGCCTGCATCTCGTCCAGGCTGCTGCCGTTCAGCTTGGCGGCATATTCCAGTTCGGACAGCGTGCCGACCGCGATACCGCTGCGCTCGGACATATCGTTCAGCGCGTCGGCCGCGTCGATGGTGTTTTTGGCAAAGCCCAGAACAGCCTGGGCGGTCTGAATGACGGCAAACGCGCCGACGGCCGCTTTGGCCAGGCCGAATCCCTTGCTCACCGAATCGGCCGCGCCGTTCAGTTTGTCCATGCTGGTGCGCAGCTGATCGACCGCCTGCTGGCCTGTTACGCCAGCGTTGATCTTCAGGGCGACATTCATGTCCATGGCCATAATTTATTCCTTGCGCTTGTTCATTACCCGCAGCGCGGCCAGTTCCATGGCTTGCAGGTCTTCCATCATCTCGGCTGGGTTGGTCACACCATGTATTTTAAGTAAGAACTCCGCCGACTGGTAATTCAAACCGATGAAAGCGCCCGCGATTACATGCCATTGCGTTTGAAGGCGCATAAACATCACCACGGTGTCGGCGTTGTCATCCCAAACCCCAAACGAATGCTGGTCGGGGCTGGCCGCCTCAATGGACACACCGAACGCCGCCATATCGGCAGCGCTGTCGTCAATGACGCCGCCACCTGCCCAGTGGCGCGCGGCGTCCGTCAGTTTTTTCGCTTGGCGCCGGAAATGCTGCCCAGCAGGGCCATCACCACCGCGCTGGCGACCTGCGGAATGTCCAGCAGCTGGTCGCGGGCTTTCTCGCTGTAGGGCACAGGGCCGTCGGCATCGACCACGCCGGTCCAGCCGGTCATCACTTCGCGGGCCAGGTCAATGTCGCGCATCTCGCCGCGCTCGACCGAATGCCGAATTTCCTCGACCCTGGTCTGGGTCAGGCGCTTGAACTCGGCGTCGAACGTGGCTTTCTCAGTCTTGCCGCCGTCGGCTGGAAGCTCCAGCGTGACGGGCCAGGTGTATGTCGGGTTCTGCACGATCTTGAACATGGTTTTCCTTTAATC